AGCCACTCCAAGACGGTTCGAAGGTCTTGGGGAGGTAGTTATGCCGTGGGACATGAGAGTATCGGGTTGACGGAGCGAATGATGCCGATCCGTGGTGTCCGAGAGTGCCGATCATCATGAGTGGACCGGTGGTTGCGGGTAGCCGCTAGGGTGCTACCCTCTAGCGCGTAACCACCGGTCAATCTCGAATGCAGCGGCCGAGTCTCGACTACAACACTGCCGATGTACCCACCATTCATGCATTCTTGCACGACGACGCCTTTATTCGCGGGCTCATGGGGCCATTTGGCAGCGGCAAGAGCAGCGGCTGCCTGTGGGATATTGTGAACCGCAGCCTCAAGCAGACGCCAGGGCCTGATGGCATCCGGCGATCGCGGTGGGCGATCATCCGCAACACGTATAGACAACTGAACGACACCACGATCAGGACCGTCCACCAGTGGTTTCCCTACCCCATGATGGGCATCTGGCGCGGCACCGAGCACGAGTATCTGCTGAACCGGCTGATCGCGCATGGCGACAAGAAGTGCGCCGAGATCGAGCTGCTGTTCCGCGCGCTCGACCGGCCCGACCACGTGCGGAATCTACTGTCCCTCGATCTGACCGGCGCCTGGGTGAACGAAGCGCGCGAGGTGCCGTGGACCATCATCGATGCGCTGCAGGGGCGTGTCGACCGCTACCCCGCCAAGCGGGACGGTGGCGCCACCTGGGCTGGCATTATTATGGACACGAACCCGCCCGACACCGACAGCTCCTGGTACAAATTCTTTGAGCAGGTGGACCACTCGGAGGCGGTGGAGCAGCTGGCGCAGTTTATGCCCGGAATGACCGTCGAGAAGTACGCGCGGATCTTTAAGCAACCGTCTGGCCTTTCGGTGAGCGCCGAGAACAAGGGCAACCAGAGCCCCGGCTACTGGCAGCGCCTCGCGATCGGCAAGACCGATGAATGGATCCGGGTCTATTGCAAGGGCGAATATGGTTTCGTCACCGAGGGCAAGCCGGTATTCCCGGAATACCACGACAATATCCATTGCCCTGGCAGCGCCGACGAGAAGCGGGCACCGAAGACCGACCCACGCCTGCCGGTGCATCGCGGCTGGGACTTCGGGCTGACGCCTGCGGTGGTGTTCAGCCAGCTCGCAGCAAGTGGCCAGTGGAAAGTGGTGGACGAGCTGTGCGCGGACAGCATGGGTATCGACCGGTTCAGCGACCGGGTGCTGAGCCACAGCACGCAGTATTTCCCCGACAGCGAGTTCGTCGACGTGGGCGACCCGGCGGGTGACAGCCGCGCCGAGACCGATGAGCGCACCTGCTTCGGCATCCTGCACAACAAAGGCATCAACATCGAGCCGGGGATGCAGTCGCCGCAGATCCGCCAGGAGGCAGTGCGCAAACCGCTGCGCCAGTTCGATGACGACGGCCGCCCGGCGTTCAACCTGCACCCCCGCTGCGCGCGGCTGCGGCGGGCGCTGATGGGCGGCTACCATTACCGCCGCATTCAGATGGCAGGCAACGAGCGGTGGGCCGAGAAGCCTGAGAAGAACAGCTATTCCCACCCCGCCGATGCGCTGCAATACACCGCGACGCGGCTGTTCGGCCCCAGCCTGCAGTGGAAAGGCGATCAGGTCGACAACGAGATGATTGAGCTGAACTCGCGCTTGGTGCAGGATCGCACGCGGTCTAGAACTACAGGGTATTAGCCGCATCAGGCGAGAGTGCCACGCAAGGCGAGCGAGCCGGGTCAGCGGAGAGTGCCATTAAAGGAGAGCAAGCCGCCTTCGCAGAGAGTGCCGTTGTAGGTGAGCGAGCCGGTTCAAGCGAGAGTGCCGCCACAGGAGAGCGAGTCTGTCATCATCCTTAATCGTCCCGCGTGATGTCGCAGCGCGCATGCTGGATCAGGCGTGCGCCACCTGCCGGTTCTCGCGGAAGGATTCATCCGGCGATCGCAACTGTCACCGCGACCCGCCGACGTCGTTCCTCATCCCATTGCCGGGGAAGCTGAACATCGAGATCAAGGCGTTCAGCTCGCACCCGATCGTGCGTGACGACGACTGGTGCGGCTCATGGGGCCAGCGCGGCGACACCACGCCGCTCACACGCACTGATTGACATCACGGACCCGCGAAGCGTCTATATATAGATATAGCCGTACTGCTGGAGGGTGCCGATATCCATGAGCGCCGCGTTAAGCGCGTTTCCGGCGCCAGGACCATCGCCGGATCAGGACGACCCGAATCAGCCCCAGGATGGTGACACCAACCAGGGGCCGCCCCCCGATGACCCCGAGCAGCAGCCGCTAAAATCCGCTGACATCCTGCCGCTGCGCCCGCCAGGGCAGGAGCAGAACGACGGCCTCGGTGATCCCCGCCAGAGCCAGGGCGAGCAGCGACCGCTGCTGAAGCCGCAGTATGCGCGGAAGTTCGCCCGCTGGATCGTGCGCAAGAACATTGCCGACGAGATCGATGACAGCGAGCGGCAGCGCCTCGCGGATCAGGCGAAGCGGGAATACGAGCTCGACGAAGAGACCCGCTCGGACTGGAAGCAGCGCTACGGCGACTGGATGGACTTTGCGCTGCAGGTGATGCAGCCGAAGACGTATCCCTGGCCCGACGCGTCGAACGTGTGCTTCCCGCTGATCACGGTGGCGGCGTTGCAGTTCAATGCGCGCGCCTACCCGGCGATCGTGCAGGGCCGCAACGTGGTCAAGGGCACGGTGATCGGTGACGACCGTGGCGTGCCGATGATGATGCCAGCGCAGCCGCCTGGAGGTATGATGCCGCCCGGTGGCCCTGGAGGTGGAGCTGGTGGTCCTGCGCCGCCGGGGATGCCAGGAGGCGCTCCTGGCGGTCTGGGTGGGCCCCAACCAGGGGCGCCTCCACCGATGCCGGGACTTCCTCCCATGCCGCCCGGCGCTGGTGGTGCGCAGCTCGGCCCACCCGGAGCACCCGGCCAGGGCGGCCCGCCGCAGCCGCAGGGACCGCAGCAGGCGACCAGCCCCGACGGGCGGCAGCTGTGGATCCAGCCACCAGGGTCCAAGCAGGCGCGCGCCGACCGCATCGGCCGCCACATGTCGTGGCAGCTGCTCAGCGAGATGCCCGAGTGGGAGGAGCAGACCGACCGGTTGCTGATCACCGTGGCGATCGCCGGGACCATGTTCCGCAAGAACCACTTCGACCCCAAGCAGCGGCGCAATGTGTCGGAGATCGTATCGGCGCTCAGATTGTGCGTGAACTACACGGCGAAAAGTTTCGACGCGGCACCGCGCAAGAGCGAGCTGATCGACTTCTACCCGTGGGAGATCGAGAGCAACATCCGCTCAGGCCTGTGGGTCGATTACGGTGAGGACGGCTACGGCCGCAACACCGACACCAGCCAGGACGAGCAGGCGCCGGTCACGTTCATCGAGCAGCACCGCCGCTACGATCTGGACGACGACGGCTACGAGGAGCCGCTGATCGTTACGTTTGCCAGGGATTCGGGCAAGCTGGCGCGCATCACGGTGGGGTTCGACCAGGACGGCATCGAGGCAACCGACGACGGTGAGGTCGCCGAGATCAATCAGATCGATTACTATACGAAATACGGTTTCATTCCGAACCCGGAAGGCGGCGCCTACGATCTGGGGTTCGGTTCGCTGATGTATCCGCTCAATGCAGCGGTCAACACCAGCATCAACCAGATGTTCGACGCGGGGCATCTGCAGATCGCGGGCGGCGGTTTCATCGGCGGCGGCGTGTCGATCAACGCCGGGTCGGTGCGGTTCATGACCGGTGAATACAAGGTGGTCACCACGCAGGGGCGTACGCTGCGCGAGAACCTCGTGCCGCTGGAGATGCCGGGGCCGAACGCGGTGCTGTTCCAGCTGCTGCAGTTCCTGGTCGAGGCGGCGAAGGACATCGGCTCGATCAAGGAGGTACTACAGGGCCAGCTGCCCGGCGCGAATGTTCCGGGGATCCTCGGTCTGGCAGTGATCCAGCAAGGGCTGAAGGTGTTCAATGCGATCTTCAAACGCATCCATAGATCTCTCCGCCAGGACTTCGACAAACTATTCCGGCTCAACCGTCTGTATCTCCCTGACGAAGCCGGTTTTAGGATCGGTTCCGAATACTTCCAGATCACGCGCGCCGATTACCTCAGAGGGTCGGGGGCTGAGCCGGTATCAGATCCGGACATGGTCACCGACACCCAGCAGATGGCGCAGGCTAACTTCCTCCTGCAGTTCGTGGGCGACCCGTTCTTTGACGGCCGTGAGATCCGCCTGCGCGCGATGCAGGCGGCGTCCATCCAGCAGGTAGACAAGCTGCTGGCACCGCAGGCGCCGCCCAATGCCGAGCTGGTGCAGGCGGCAGCCAGCCTCGATCTGCAGAAGCAGCAGGTGGATATCGCCGGTCAGATGGCGAACCTGCGCAACAAGGAGCTGGATATTCGTTTCGCTCATGAGCAGGCGGACATTCTGATCCGGCGCGGCAAGGACAAGGCGAGCGAGATCAAGGAACTGTCGCAGGCGATTCTCAATTTGGCCAATGCGCGCAAGGCTGACGCCGATGTCGACCAGAACTGGTACAACGTGCAACTGACAGCCTTGAAACATCAGGTGGATATGCTGAATGCTCTCACTGACACCGGAACTGATGGCGAGGGTGGTAACGCCAGCGGAGGAGGTAGCAGCGGAGCGCCGCCCGGCCTTGCTCGATCTGTCGGAGCAGGATTATCAGCTGTGGCTGAGACACCCGGTGTCGGTGCAGATCTTCCTGTGGCTGGCGGATTATCGTGATGCGCTGCTGCGTGAGGCGATCCGCATGTTCATGGCAGGCGACATGGAGAGCCTGATGCTGAACGAGCACCGTGGCCGCGCCGCGATGTGCAGCGAGCTGGCCGTGCTGCAATATGGCGATGTGCTGCGCTGGTACTTCGGCGACGTTAAGCCACCGCAGGAGCGCGTCTGATGCTCGAAGGGCGCATCCTCAAGACCGGCGATCAGCGCGAGTTCGTACATGCCGAATTCGATGGCGCCAATCACAGCGGCATCACGCCGCTCGACGACAAGATCCTGGTGCTGATGGACCAGCACGCCGAGAAGACGTCGGGCGGTATCATCATCACGCAGGACACCCAGTCACGTCAGAGCATGGCCAGCGAGACCGGTGTGGTGATCGCCCTCGGCGCAGCGGCGTTTGCGTTCAACGACGACGGCAACCGGCGCTGGAGCACTGCCAAGCCAGCCCCCGGCGATCGCGTCGTGGTCGAACGCTACGCGGGGCGCGTGGTGCAGGGCGAGGACGGCCAGGAGTATCGATTGGTATCGCAGCGCTCGATCGGCGCGATCTACAGCAAGGCCGAATAAGAAAGACCGGCACTCCCGTGACGGAATGCCGGTCTAAACGTGCCCTAACCCAAAGATCCCAAACGGCTTGCGCAGGCAAGATAACATACTGCGTGAGCGAGGAACAGCATGTCAGGTACGGCTCAGGACGCTGAGCTGGATCCCCAGGAAGACGAGGGGTCTGGTCAAGCCGAGACGGAGCAGCGGGCGCGCAACATGGGTTGGCGGCCACGCGAGGAATTCCGGGGCGACGCCAATCGATGGCTACCGGCCGACGAGTTCGTCGAGCGCGGCGAGCGGTTGCTGCCGTTGCTGCAGGAGCGCAGCCGTGCGGCTGATCGCACCATCACCAACCTGCAGCAGCAGATCCAGCAGCAGGGCGAGACGCTCAACACCATGCTGGAGAGCACCCGGCGCGCCGAGCAGGCGGGCTACCGGCGGGCGATGACCGAGCTGCACCAGCAGCGCGTCAAGGCGGTGGAGATGGGCGATACGGCGGCTTTCCAGGCCGTGGAGCAGGCGATGCGGGAGCTGGGGCCGCCACCCCCGGAAGCGCCCAGGGCGCCGCCACAGAGCCAGCAGGGCCAGGGGCAGGCGAACAATGATCCGGTGATCCTGGCGTGGGTGCGCGAGCACCCGTGGTTCACCTCGGACCACATCGCCAACGTGGCGATGATCGCGGCGATGCAGCAGGCCGAGCGGATGAACCCGAACGGCACCGTCGAGGATCACCTGATCGAGGCCGAGAACGCCATCCGTCGGCGATTCCCCGAACACTTCCCGCAGGCGCGCCGCATCACCAACGGCAGCGGCAATGGCGAGGCGCGGCAGGCGCGGCGCCCGCTGCACATCCAGGAGGACACCGAGGACGAGATCGAGGAGGACGAGCCAGTGGCCCAGCCAGTGCGCCGCCAAGCGGCACCGGTATCGCGTTCGTCGGACAGCCCGCCAGCGCGGCGTCCTGGCCCACGCAGCTTCGAGGCGATGCCGCCCGACGTCAGGGCGCAGTATGACCGCCAGCGCAAGATGCTGGAGGGCAAAGGCGAGCCCCTCACCCGTGAGGAATTCGCCAACTATTATTGGGAAGCCGAAGGGTGAACCTCCTCCTTATCCTCGTCGTCATCATCGTGCTGTTTGGTGTCGGCGGCGGCTATTACGGCTACCGGGGCGGATATTATGGCGGCGGTGGCTTCGGCGGCATCGGTCTCGTCGTGCTGCTGATCATTGTGCTGCTGCTGTTCAGCGGCAGGTTTTAGGAGAGAGTAATGCCAGGACCAGGACGACCCCCTAACCCGGTTGGGCGCCAGCCGCTCAACGAGGCGGCGGCAGAGGCGGCGATGCGACGCGAGGAAGAGACCCAACGTGAGATGGACGCAAGGCGCGAGCGCGAGATCGCCCACCAGCTGGGCGGCGCCGAGCCCGAAGTGACATCTGTCGATACACTGCCCCGTCGCGAGCGCAAGCCGTTCGTGCGCAAGCCGTTCGGCTCGTTTGACCAGAAGCTGAACTATCCCGAGCGGGAAGGATTCAAGCGGCATTGGTTCAATGATGAGCCGGGACGCATCATCCGGGCGCGCGATGCGGGCTATGAACAGGTGCATGACGAGGACGGTCGGCCGGTGAGTACCGTGGTCGGTATCGGTCGTGGCGGTCAGGCACTGGTTGCTTTCCTTATGGAATTGCCAATAGAGTTGTTTCACGAAGACATGGCTGCCCAGGAAATGGTGGTCCATGGCCTACTGACCCAGATCGGTAAAGGCGAACATGCGAAGCCGGGAGGCACGGATGGGAACCTTCGCTACGCCGGGTCGGAACGGGGTCAGATCAAGATCGAGACAGGAACCGCTCGGCGCTGATCACTGACCCCACGAAGGCGACGGGATAGCAATGCTCCTCGCTGGACTACAGCCATCACGCGGCTAGGCATCGCACGCGCGACCGGCACGACATCCCTTTAACCGCTTGCCTGAGCGCTGTGCTCTGACCCTGGCCGGTCACGGCGCAGCGCACCGGCACAGCATACAGAGGCTGCGATGCCAAATGTGAATAGCCCCATGGGGCTGCGCCCTTACTCCCACCGGAGCGGCGCGCCCTATAACGGTGCGGTACGCACCTACTATGTTCCCTCCTCCAACCCCACCGCGCTCTACATCGGCGACCCGGTGATGCTGGTTACCAACAGCTCCGACGGCAACGGCGTGCAGACGGTGGCGATCGCCTCGGCGGGCACCAGCAACCCGGTCCTGGGCTCCTTCCAGGGCATCACCAACAACGCCGGGACGGCGGTGATCACGCTGCAGCAGACGCAGACGCCGTATCTCGCGGCGTCGCAGGCGGCTTACGTCGTGGTGTGCGACGACCCGGATCTGCTCTACCTCGTGCAGGAGGACAGCTCCACCACTGGCATGGTGTCGGGCGCCTCGGGGCGCAACGCCAACCTGATCGCGGGCACCGGCAACACCTACTCGTCGAATTCCGGGTGGATGCTGTCGAGCAGCTCGATGGGCACCACCATCAACGAGCAGCTGCGCATCGTCCAGCTCCTGCAACAGTCCGACAATGCCGTGGGCGCCTACGCCAAATGGCTGGTGCGGCTCAACTTCGGCATTCACCCCTGGACCAACGCCACGGGCGTTTGAGTTGGATCTCTTGCATCCACTCGGCAGGGTCTCTCGCGTGCTTCGATTGGTTACAGGGCTGGCACGCGAGGGCGATGTTGCTGATCCAGTTCGTACCGCCGCGCGCGATCGGCATGACGTGGTCCTCGTGCCACCCGGCGCTGATATCTGCCGGGCAGTAGGCACAACGCCACCCCTGCCGCTCACCCAGCGCCATGATCTCGGCGTACGTGTGGGAGCCTTCCGCGCCTCGCTCGCGAGTCTCTCGGTTGCGTTCGCCAGCACGGCGCTTGCCGGGGTTGGCTTTCGCCCAGGCCGCGATTTGGGCGTTGATCCGTTCCTTGTTCGCTTCGTGGTGTTTGCGACGTCGCTCCCGCACTTTCTCGCGGTTCGCTTCGGTGTAAGCGGCTACGTTCGCGATGTGCAGCGCGCGGTTGCGGTCATACCACGCCTGTCTTCTGACTTTGGCTTTGGGGTTACCGGCATTGCGAAGGCGGTCACATTCGACACAGGTGTTGCTGAGGGTGAACCGCTCAGCAATGTGGCCGCGCTTACAGGAGAGGCCGGTGAAGTAGCGCAACAGCCCCTTGGCACGCGCCTCTTCTACGGAGATCACTCGTTCAGGCTGGGCGCGTTCTGGCTCAGGATGTGTCTCGAACCAGTATTTGCTCTGGTTCGCAGCCGCACACACAACGCAAGCGTAAGACGTCACATGTCGCTCTGCGATGTGTCCACGACAGCAGGGTCGTCCAGTGAAGTAGCGCTTGCGCGCTTGTGCAACAGCGTCACTGCGCGAGATGATCTTGTCAGCCATGACGGGCGGTTCCTTCGCTCGATCTGGTCAGGGCTGGCTAGGCGCTACGAACGCTTGGTCAGCCCGTTGCGTATCTACCGCACTCAGTCCGCAACTGCAATAGCCCTTGGTCAGGGCTGCTTTGGTATGGAGACTTAACAATGGCCGTTATCACAACCGGGAGTCACCCCAAAGCGTTATGGCCCGGGATCAAAGCGTTCTGGGGTCGATCCTATAACGAACACCCAGTCGAGTATCTGGATCTGTTCGACAAGCAGACATCCGACAAGGCGTACGAAGAGGAGGTGGAGATCACCGGCTTCGGTCTCGCGCCGGTCAAGCCGCAGGGCACCCAGATCTTCTACGACATCGAAGTGCAGGGACCGGTCTCGCGCTTCACTCACGTAGCCTACGCACTCGGCTACATCGTGACCTACGAAGAGCTGCGCGACGATCTCTACGAGGTGGTCAGCAAACGCCGCGCCGCGCAGCTCTCTTTCTCGATGCGGCAGACCAAAGAGAACGTGCTCGCTGGCACCTACAATCTGGCGTTCTCGTCGTCAGCGCTCGGTGCCGACGGCCAGCCGCTGGTTTCAGCCAGCCACCCGACGCTGTCGGGCAATCAGTCGAACCTTGGTGTCTCTGCGGACATCTCGGAGGTCGCGATCGAGGATCTCGTGATCCAGGTCATGCAGTGCCAGAACAACCGTGGCATGCGGATCTCGGCGCTGCCGATGTCACTACACGTGCCACCACAGCTGTGGTTCGAAGCCAACCGTATCTACAACTCTGTGCTGCAGAACGACACCGCCAACAACGCGATCAACGTGCTGCGCGCTGTCGGCACCTTTCCCAAGGGCATCAAGGTGAACCACTACTTCACCAGTGCCACCGCCTACTTCGTCCGCACCAACATCCCGAACGGCCTCACGTACTATGAGCGGGATGCGATTTCGTTCGATCAAGACAATGATTTCGATACGAAGAACGCGAAGGCCGCGTGTTATGAACGCTACTCAGGA